CGTCAGACAACAGGTGATATAAACACCACCACTACCGAAGCCATGCGTATCACCTCCAGCGGCAACTTAGACATCACCGGAGGGGGAGATATTTTGTTCCCGTGGAACAATACAGGAACTTATTCTGTTGGGCAAAAAGCTCGTTCCGCGAATCTGTTTTCTACTACCCGATCTTTATTTGAAATAAAAGGCGCAGACGCCGTTGGTGGGGCGCAAGCCATGGCGGGCGGTGACATAAGACTGCGCGGCGGAATAGGTGCATCAAATCTAAGTTTAGGCGTTTTGGCTGGTAGCGTCCTAATTCAAGGAGGTGAGACTACTCACGGCCTATCCGACGGCGCCGGTCAAATTCTTTTCTATACCGGAGGAACGGCTACAGAACGTATGCGGATCACCTCCGACGGTAAGGTAGGGATTGGTTATGCTGGCCCTCCTTCAGCACTATTTCAAGTAGGATGGAACGGGGTAGCTACCAATGATGCAATTAATATTGGAACAGCTTATTCGAGTAATAGTACGAAAACAGGAAAAATAACCTGGAGAGATGGCTCTAATATTGTTGGACAAATAGACACCAGCTACGATGGCAATAGCGTCAGCATGACTATTGGTTCGTTATATAAAGCCGGCTATAACAGCACTGATATTATGCGGATCGATCCTCGTCATATTACGATGGGTAGTCAACCACATGCGCAGGCATATCTAAATGGAACCCAGAATATTTCTGGGGGCGTTTGGACTCAAGTTAACATGAACGACACGGATTCTAATATTGGTAGCCATTATAATACTAGTACCCGTAGATTTACTGCACCTGTAGCTGGAAAATATTTAATAACATACTCGATCAATTTTACTACAGCTTCAGGGTCTAGTGGATATTTGTACTCACGTATAGATGTAAACGGTGCAGTAAGAAAATACACTCAGGGATTTAGAATAGCGGGCGCAAGCATCGATTCTGATTGTCAGTTAGGCGGATCATTAACACTTTACTTAGCCGCTAATGATTATGTAACTCTAGCTGGATATAGTACCAGCGCAAACGCGTTTAACGGTAGTACAGGCCCACACCGAACATACTGTAATTTTACACTTTTAGGATAAACAATGGATATTACAATTTCAATTTCAAACACTGAATATAGCGCATTAGAATATGTAGCATTGAGTCCAGAAGATTGGGCAGATAATGCAGTGTCTAACAGAGCTCGTATTGCTATAGATGAGATAGTTTCTCTTTATACTACTCGTGCTTTAGAACGAGGGTGTATCTATTCCTTCTACACGAGAAGAAATCGTGGCTGATGCATATTCACGTCAATGGATTCAAACTGCGGCCGATAGAGACGCGGCTGCAGCAAACACAGCATAAATAATCAAAAAAAGGATAGTCAGTGGCTTATCTCGGAGTTACACCAACACAGGAATTTTCTAGCGTAGCTAAACAGTCGGTGACTGGTGATGGCTCTGTTAGCTATACTCTGAATAAAGGTGTCAGCGATGCAAATGATCTCGCTGTCTTTGTCAATGATGTACGTCAAGAACCAGGTGTTGCATATACCGCATCAGGCAATACGATTACCTTCACTGCTAATCTCGAATCAACTGATGATTGTTATATCCTACATATCGGTCGCACATTCTCTTCTGCAGAATCACCTGGTATTGAAGACAAAGCTACTCAGAAAGTATTAACGATTACGACTGATGGTCATCTTGTACCAACAGCAAACGTAACATACGATCTTGGTACGTCTGACCTACGGTTCAGAGACATCTACCTTTCAGGTTCATCTATCGAACTTGGTTCACATTCTATCACATCGAATGCCACACACGTAGCGATTGGTGGTTTAGCATTTAGTAATACTATTTCTGGTGATGGATCAGATCTTACTAATTTGAATGCAAGTGAATTAGCAAGTGGTACAATTCCAGATGCGAGATTCCCTGCTACTTTACCATCTGCAAATGGTACTAATCTTACTAGTTTAAATGCCGATGAATTATCATCTGGCACTGTACCTGATGCTCGATTCCCTGCTACTTTGCCATCAGCAAATGGTACTAATCTCACTTCGCTTAATGCAACAGAAATTACTACCGGTACTATTGATAATGCTCGATTGCCCAGTAATATCAATGTAGCAAATGATCTCACAATTGCTGGTGACTTATTTGTTAATGGTAATACTACCACTATTGCAGCGAATGAATTAAAAGTAGAAGATTCGCTGATTCAATTAGCATCAAATAACGAAACATCTGATACAGTTGATATTGGTTTTGTTGGTCATTATTATGATGGCTCAACACAGGTTCATACAGGATTCTTCAGAGACGCGTCAGACGAACAATATTATTTGTTTAAAGGTTATGAGGACGCATCGTTTGATACCGACACACCACCTGCTACTATCGATAGAACAGCGAATACATTTTCTCTCGCTAATTTAGTTGTCAATAAACTTGGTGTAGGTACTTCTCCTGCTGGATCTGATTTACATATCGATTCGAATGGTACAAATACAACATTAAGATTTCAAAATAGCACATTAGACGACGGTTATATTCAATTTACTAATACTGGTAAAATGCGGACTTATACAAGTGGAATCATACAAACAACACTTGATAGTTCTGGTAATTTTGGAATTGGCACAGATAATCCTAGCGAAAAACTTTACGTTCTCGACGACACTGATAGTGACTTAAGGCTTCTTATTAGAAACAACTCAGATGGATCGTCTTCAGCCGCATCTCTTGTATTAAACGCTTACGGCAATTCTTGGGGGATTGGAGTAGGGTCTTCAAACAACAACAGTAACAGCCTTACGTTTAATGTTGATGTGCTAGGAACACCTGTTGAAAAAATGCGTCTTGATACCACTGGCAAACTTGGTATTGGCATTACTCCATCTTATACCCTAGATATAAAAGCTATTGCTTCTAGTTTTAATCCAGTTAGGTTTTCTGGACATAGCGGGTCTATAGATGCTTATTTGTATACAGACACGGCTTACTGGTCTATAGGCGATACAACGGGTTATGGTGGAAATCTCTGGGGAGGTAACAAAACTAGCAATTTCCTTCATGCGCATACAAACGGCTCAGAACGTATGCGTATCGATAGTTCCGGCAGAGTACAAATTGGTACGACTAATCCTTATAATAGCTACGCAGATAATTTAGTTGTAGAAGATGATTCGAATGCTGGAATTACTATTGCAACTACAGATAACACAGCAAGAACAAGTTTATATTTTGCCGATTCAAATACTGGAACAGCCACGTATCAAGGAATTATCGAGTATAGACATGCTAGTGATAAAATGTATTTTTGGACTAATGCGACAGATCAAAATATTGTCATCGATAGTAGTGGCAACGTGGGTATTGGTGATGCGTCTCCCTCATATGCTTTAGAAGTCTATAGACTTGTTCCAACTTCTGGTATTATATCTAGATTTGCAAGCGGTTCTAGTGGCGGTTTTATTCAACTTGCCGCTTCAAATAGCAGTTGGCAAATAGGTTCTACATCTGATGGATTAGAATTTTATGCTGATGCACCAACATCACAATATCGATTAACGTTGGCCTCTTCGGGCAATTTGGGTATTGGGACTAGGTATCCGCGCAGTACATTAGATTTGGGCCAAGACTCTTCAGGTAGTACACAAATTAGTTGGCATAGTAGTTCTACTCGATCGCTTGGTAATATATGGACTTCGCTAAATGGAGGGCGTTTAACTTTTGGTCAGGCATTAAAAGGATCTACAACAACTAATAATGGTTATTTGGGGGCGTATACGGGTACATGGGCGCCGTCTGCAATGGAATTGTCATATGGTGTTATTAACTTATTTGCAGATGCAGCACAATCATTAACATACGGCGGTGCATTTACTCCTACACAAGTAGCTCAATTTCATCATAATACAGGTTTTACTTCTTATAAACCTATAAGAACCTCGTTTGCTGGAAATACAGAACATTTAGAATTAAATAATACTGGTGCATCAAGTTGGACATTCTATTCTTATAATGATGGCCATATGTATATTAATTGTCACCCGAGTGGAGGTACTGATGCTACAAGATTTACAATTAAAAGTGACGGTAGTGTAGGAATTGGTACTACTACAATAGGTAATACACTTACTGTAAACAAAGACACTGGATCTACGCCTACTGTTTACATAAACAATGGTGGTGGTGATGCCGGAGATGGTGTAGCGCTAAAGGTACAAGCGTCAGGTAGAGGTATAGGTGTTAAAGACGCTGATGTATTTAGTGTGCATAATAGTGCAGGTGAAATTTTTACTGTTCGCAATGATGGGTACGTCGAAGCTGCAGCTGGATTTGCAGTTCCCTTTAAACATTTTCCTGATGCATCTTTTGGGGCTTCTGTCAACACAACTGGAAGAATCAAGATTGCTCTGCCAGATACTGCTAATGATTACGATATGGTTACTATTGAATTGACAGTCTATCAATACAATGATACTGCAGGTTCAAAAATTCTAATCTCAGGTCATAACTGGAGTAATAACGGTTGGTATAACGTTAGTGTACAAGTTATAGGCAAGTATAATAAATCAATCAAACTTGCACGATCTGCTTCAGACAATAAATATTATATTCTTTTAGGAGATACTACCGATAGTTGGAGTTATGCAATCGTTCATGTTAACGAGGTTATGACAGCTCCTTTTTATAATACTGTAACAGATTGGACTCAAGGCTGGAGCATTACTCAAGTATCAACGGATACGACTACATATTCTGCTATAAGCGGGGACCTTAATACCTCTACCAGTCGAACATTAAAAACTAATGGATATGTTAATAGTTCTGGAATCATTTTTGGTTCAGACACAGCCGCCGCTAATGCGCTAGACGACTACGAGGAAGGAACATATACTCCTGTTTATGCCGGAGCTTCGGCAACCGGCAGTACTACTTACAGCCATCAACAAGGGGTATACACAAAGATAGGAAGAACTGTAACTGTGTGGATAGATATCACAATTACGGCAATGAGTGGAGCAGTCGGAACTCCTATCATTACTCTACCTTTTGTCTCTGGAAATTCTTATGGCACAGATGTTCATGGTAACACTATAAATGATATGGGAGGGTTTATGTCTTGGCAAATAGCAGATACCTTTACTTCCACTTCAAGACCTACAGGATGGGTTCCAAACAATAGCGGTACCATACATTTGTATCGCTATACAACCGGTGGAGCCGGCAGTCTTTCTGGATGGATATTAAATACAACCGGAAGAATATCGTTTAAAATTATTTATACAGCAGCATTTTAATTACCCCACTCGGAGATTGGGGCGGACCAAAGGAGAAAAGCAATGGCTTTAACAGAAAGAACAGAAGAAGATAAAATTGAAATCGTAGGAGCTTTAAAAAATGTACAGGTTCGTACAGCTACTGTAATTGAACGAGATGGTGTAGAAATTAGTCGTACATTTCATAGACACGTGGTGCATCCCGGTATGGACACATCAAGCCAATCAGCTGAAGTACAGGCTATTTGCGCGGCAGTACATACTGACGAAATTATTGCAGCATATGAAGCTAGTTTAGCATCAGCAAATACACCATAGGAATAAACAGTGGCAATCACTAAACTAACAGGCAATTCTTTTGGTAACGATGTTAATCTAACTAACGTCGCTGTTGCCAATTCGTTTGTACATGGTACTGACAGCTACCAGATGAATCGCTATGTGCTTCATGGCCAAACGACGAATGGTACTGAGACCGAAATTTATCTGATCAACAGTTCTAATGGTCGTATTCCAGTGACAGCCAATTCTACTCTTTTCTTCGAAGCTTCGATGGTCGCATGCTCTACAGGAGAAAGTGCATCATGGCATTTAAAAGGTTGTGCTGATAATCATAGCGGTACAACGGCCGATGTCGGAGATATTTATGAGATTGCGGTTGCTGCTGACGATTTGAATTGGTCGGTTGATATGCGAGCCGATGATACAAATGATACTATTAATGTATATGTGACAGGAGTAAATAGTAAGACAGTTAATTGGACAGCAGTTGTCAATACAATCGAGGTTATTCCCTAATGGCAAGACGTAATCGTAGTTTCCTTTTTGATAATATTTCAAAACGTCTTGTTCAAAATACGAATAAGACAGCGAAAGAAATTAATACTCGTGTGACAGCGAGTACAACTGCTAATACCGACATTCTAACAAAAGCCGAAACAGAAGATCAAATCGAAAACCTGATCAGTAATAGTAGTATTTCTACACTATCAGATGTCAGCATTGCTAATGTTGCAAGCGAACAAGTATTACAGTACAATGCGAATACTGGTAATTGGGAAAACGAAACACTCTCGCTAGTAAGTAGTGTTGATGGTCTGACCGATACTAATCTATCAAATGTACAACAATACGATTATCTCAAATACGATGGTAGCAACTGGATTAATAGTGCATTAGATCTGAGTAGCTATGTCACTGATACGGATATAGCAGCGTATTCTAATACGGCTCAAATGAATACCGCTATTGCTGCATCTAATACTGCGATGAAGAATTATGTCGATGCTGAAGTATCAGGCATTATTAACTCTGCTCCTACTACTCTTGATACACTGAATGAATTAGCCGCGGCATTGGGTGATGATCCTAATTTTGCTACAACTACAGCTACTAATATCGGTACTAAATTAGCGAAGTCTTCTAATCTGTCTGATCTCACTAATGCAGCGACAGCACGTACTAACTTAGGTTTAGGTTCTGCGGCGACAACTGCATCGACTGATTATGCTACGTCTGCACAAGGTACTAAAGCAGATACTGCACATGGTTGGGGTAATCACGCTACGGCTGGTTATGGTACGTCTAGCTTTAGTGGCGCTTATGCAGATTTGACTGGCAAGCCATCACTCTTTAGTGGTGCATATGCTGATTTGACTGGTAAGCCTACTATCCCTACAAATAATAATCAGCTGACGAACGGTGCGGGTTATATTACTGGCATCACAAGCAGTATGGTCACAACTGCTCTCGGTTTTACACCAGGTACATCATCGTTTAGCGGCGCCTATGCTGACTTGTCTGGCAAGCCCACTATCCCAACAAATAACAATCAGCTGACGAACGGTGCTGGTTATACGACGTTCACTGCTAACCAATCGCTGGATACTGGAAGCAATGTTACTCACGCACAAATTCATGCAACTAATTGGTTTAGAAATGACAGCGCGGGAGAAGGTTTATACAATACTGCAACCCAGCAACATTTTTTCTCTCCATCTAGCGCATATTGGCACATAAACTCTAGTAATGGTCTTATATTCTATAGTGCTTACAATGCTACCGCGGGAAATGCCACAAACCGAAAAGGATATGTTTATTTTGACGCTAATAGTTTTGGTTTGCTACACAGCGGTGGAGGTTGGGCTGTACAAACAACAACCACTACAACAACTCTACATAATAGCGTAGTATTAAATTCTATCTCTGAAGCTCCTTCTGAATGGAATCCTGTACTATTAGAAGATGGCGGTATTATTAAGAAAGATAGTAGCG